GGCTGTTAGAGGTACTTCTGTTGCTTGCCCTGTTGAGCAGTCCACTACTAGCTTGGTGATTACTTCTGTCATTTTCGTTTCTTTCTTGTTATGGAGAGGTGGTGACTATTCCGTCAGAGCCTTTTGTGATTTTGTAAAGAGAGATTGTTGAGCCAGCAACTAGAGTCGCACCTGAACCGCTGGCTGTAAAAGTCAGACTTGAAATGGCAGTAGTCTGGCTCCATAGTCCAGCCATAATTTCCTGAAAAGCTAAAGTGCCGTTGTTTTCCATAACAGTATCAAAGCTAATGCTCTTATTGGTTGAGCCAGAATAGTTAGCAAAATAAACAATCGAATTAGAAAAGGTGTTTGCTGTCGTAGTGTTGCCGTTAGTCAAAAGCCCAAAAGAAGTTCCGCTATAACTTTCGGGCGAACCTGAGCCAAGACCAACTAAGTTTCTACGAGTTTGATTTGCCGTTGAGCCGTTTATGGATAAAGTTGCGAAGCCATAATTTTGTCCGTCTAGTGCGTTGCTAGAGCGTAAAGCAGCCAAGACTACAAGGTCTGTGCCATCAGAAGGAATAGAGGTGAACTCAATCGCGGCAGCAGCAGTACCTAGGGTTTTAGATTCTATAAGTTTCATTAGGCGATTACTCCGAACAAATTGAATGTCGAACCAGTCCCGTAGTTTGTGGCAATTTCAGGAAAGCAAACGATAGAAGTTATCGCCGCTGTGTTTGCCCATCTATTAGCAAAAGCGATTACAGGAAGTCCTATGTCTTGAGCTGCGTTGCCCCTTGAGATTACTGTCTTGTGTTTGTCGGTAGCGGAGTAATCCATAATGTGAGCAATGCCGCTATTACCAACGACATTGTTGAAGCGACCAGTCCAAAGAGAAGTAGCAGCCCCACCAGTTCCAGACTGGGTTCCGTTGCTTGCGTTGCCCGCCATGTAAACCATTGTGTAGTTGGCTCCAGTGTCCCCATTGAACCTGATAAGGGTCGAGCCTTGACTTGAGCTTGTTGCGTGAACCTCGTTTGTTATCAAAATCAAATCCCTATAAGTAGCAGGTATGTTGCTAAAGGTGACTGATGAAGCTGTTGAGCCTAGAGTCACAGTAGCTAGAGGTGTATAAGTAGGTGTTGGCATTTGTTATCCCCTTATTCCGTAGAGAGAGAAGCGAGAGCCACTAGTAAAAGTAAAAGCTGTTGATAGTTCAACGCTTGTTATAGTAGCGGTGTTATTGAAAAGCCCTGAGTAAAGTCGAACTGAGTTAGGAGTAAGTCCTACGAGAGTTCTTGTTGTTGTATTTTTTGTGCTGCTAAATGGGTCAAGAATGTCAATAACATTTGCACCAAAAGAGTTAGCAGGTGCGGTGCTTCCAGGAGATGTTCCACCTAAAGCTGCGGTCTGACTTGTTTCCGCAAATGAAGTAACGCTAGAGCCATCACCAAGTAATGCGTGTCGAGCATAAGACGAAGAAGTCACTCCGTTGAAGCGGAGCCTAAAGTTTTCAGCACCGCTACCTGTGGTATCTCTAGTGACTGCTCGGATTTGAAGGTGCTTGTAGGTTGAAGCAAAAGTGCTGACATCAAAAGAAACAGAAGCTTGAGCTGTTCCTAAGATTGTGGAGCTTATTAGTTCATAGTCAGAGCTAAAGCCCCCACCAGCCCCAGCAGCACTAAAAATACCTAACGCTGAGAGAGTCATCAGACGGCTGTCGCGTTCCCAATCACTCTGTATGAGTTAGTACCCACACAGATTACAGAAACTGCGTCATAGCGCTGACCGATCCGATACGCGGTTCCAGCAGTTCCTCGACCCGCCAAAGATACGACTGTGCCATCGCGCTGGATTGTGACAGTTCCCGCGCCATCCTGAAGAATGTCCACACGCTCGCCAGCCTGAAAAGCTGTGGCAGTTCCAATGCTGACTGTGGTGTTAGAGGCAGAGTCAAACTCTAGGATCTTGTAGCGGTCAGAGGTCAGCAGCGTGTAAGAGGTAGCAGTAGAAGCAGTTAGTGTGACCTCGTTGCTGAGGTATAAGTTCACATCAGCAGCAGCTAGGACTTCACCAGCGGTAAAGGTTTTTCTTGGCATTGGGTTCCTTTTGTCTTAGTTTAGTTTACTACTCGTAGGCAAGTCGGTCATTGTCCAGCTCGCCGAGTACTGCGTCATCTAGGATAAAGACCGCAAAGTCTAGGCGCTCTAGGGCAAAGCTGATGTTCTTGCTACCAGGAGTCCAGTCGTGGTTTACCCCGATGATGCGGCAGTATTGCTCGATGGCTGGTGGAATGTCAGAAGGCTCAAACCGAACCTGAACGATGTCACCAATTTCTAGGTCTAGCACCTTGTCTTGGTTTACGGTGCTTAGGGTGTCTAAGACTACTGTGACGGTCTCGAAGCGGTACTGAGGCTCTTTATAGCGAGCCAAGAAGAAGTCGGCTAGGAACTGAAGCTGCTCTGGCTCCTGAATAAGTAGCCCTGATTGGCTTAGAGTTCTTGGTCCGTAGACTGCCTGAGAAGTTGGATCCTCGGCAAAAGCTTCTTCTGGGAAGACATCTGCGTTTGTCAGGGCGATTCTGTTGTACAGGTTTTCTGATCCATAAATGATGTTTACATCGGCAAACTGAATACCTGTGTAAACGCCTGCAACTACTTCGTCTGAGAACACAAGGTCAGGGTTGTTAGGCACAGCGTTTCTTTCGCGGAATACAACCTTGCCATCCTTGCCCAAGAACAAAGTACCGAACTCTGAGTTAGCCACGAGCTGTAGGTACTCAAGCGCTCCTGTTCCTTCTGCTACATCTGTGTCAAGCATTGTTGAGTTGCCTGGGTCAATCTCTCTCAGTTCAGCAGGCCAGTCAATCTCAGGTCTGTCTAGGACAGTGTTTATGCGAGCGCCTGATAGTTCTGAGGTAGGAGTAAATTCTTCAAGACCTGCGTTGGTAAGAACCGAAAGTGCGTCAGAAGCGTCAATACGAACAACAGACTGCACGCCTGGCTCGTACTGAATGTCAAAGTCATCTACAAAGCCAATAAAAACAGGAGCTTCATTGCTAGTCACTCGAACCGAACGCCTAGGTATGAGCTGACCGAAGTATGGTCCAGCTTCGTATAGCGGGTCAAAGGTTCTGTCTGAGTTGTCTACTGTAACCGAAAGCACACCAGCGTCAATACGATCTAGTGCTTGAGACTTGCCACGGCGAATCTGTGCTGTGACTAGGCGGTCAGTAATGTCAAAGAAGCGCTCTCCACCGAGAGTAAATTCTGTGTTGTCTAATACGCCTCTGGTGGCACTGTCCAAAACAAATGCATAAGGATCTCTATCGCCTAAGTTTAGACCAAGCTCAACCTTGACTGCGGGAGCTGGCATTACGCACCCTGCCAGACAGCACCAGAGGTGCGCTCGTAGTCCTTGATAGCGTCTACGATGGCTTTACCGATGGTTGCTCCAGAACCTACTCCACCGCTGACATTTATGTTGTAGACGGTTTCTTGCTTGCCCTGACCGAATAACGACTGAGTGCCTGTTGTGGCGATTTCAGAGGCTAATGAACCAAGCTGTCCATAACCTGCATTTATCTCACCTAGCGCACCAGCACCACCAGCAACCAAAGCACCTGCCAGCCTTGCACCAGCCATAGGACCAGCCTGGATAACTTGCTGTAGTAGAGCTGGGTCAAGACCCATAGTTGCAAGCTGTGAAATGTTCTTTGAGAAGTCTTTGACCTTAGAAAGCAGTTTGTTCATGTTGCGGATGATTGCGTTAGTAGATCCACCCAAGCCTGTTATATCAAAAGCTCCCATAATTGCGTTTTTGATTCCAGCAAAGGTAGTTTTGACCGAATCTAGGAATGAGTTGTAGATACGCTCACGCTCTGCCAATGCAGCAGCTTCAGCAGCAGCAGCTTCTTGTTGTGCGCGAGCCATTTCAGCAGCAGCTTGCGCAGCAGCGGCAGATGCTTCTGCGGCAGCCTGAGCAGCGGCTTGCTGACCAGCAGATGACTGGTTGTATCTCTTTGTAAGGTTAGAGATAGCTTTTTGACCGTTTTTAGCAATCTTGGCCTGAGCCTGATTAGCAGCCTTTATAGGTGTTGAGCTACTTGTAATCCATTCAGCAACAGCTTGTGATAAACCGCTACCAATTAGTCTTGTCTCTTTTTTTGCAACCTTAGCGTCTTTTTTCGCTGCTGCAATAAGAGCTGGTAAGCCAGTCACCGATTGACTTGCGGAACCACCACCAGTAGCCCCAGTAGTAGAGGTAGTAGTAGATGTAGTAGCTCCATCTTTACCAAGCTTTACGCCAGCTTGCTCAGCCATACGGCGCATCTCATTAGCCGCTTCTTGAGCAGAAATCTTTACGCCAATGACTTGTGCTTTTAGGTTGTCAAGTCTTGCTTTGTCCGCACGGGCAACTTCGGTCTGTAGTCGTTTAGCTTCATTAGATGTTTCAGCAAAGTCCAGCGCTAATCTACCGAACTTACCGCCCATGTAGACACCAGTTTTAGCTGTCTTATCGCCTATACCATTGAAAGCTTTAAGAGAAGCTCCAGCTAGGTTTGTATCGTCAGTAAGTCTTCTTGCGGCATCTGCACCAAATATGAAAGCCCCACCAAGTAGAAGCAAAGTAGTGGTAATTGGGTTTGCTGCTATAAAGGCCGAAGCTACGGCAAATAATCTAAGTGCAGTCGTAACTGTTCCAAGGAGTATGGCAAATTGAACCAAAACCCCGAAATTACCTGAAATGAACCCAAACGCAGATCCCACGCTATCCGCAAGAAAGCCCATTGTTTGACCAGTGGTTGTTGTTGCATCACCAGTGTCTTTGATGAATTGAATAAATACTTCTAGGGCTGGCTGTGCGTCTGTGACGGCCTGAGTGAGCCTTGGGGTTACTTCATCTACCAGTGGTTTCAGTGCAGCAACTAGCTCTCCGATAACTGGCAAGAGTTGAGTTCCAATAGAGGCTTGCATGTTTTCGATTTGAGCCTGAAGCTTCTTTTGCTCTACATACAAATTGCCCGACTGAGCGCCAAAGGCTCCAGTTGCATCTGCCGCACGCTGGTAAAGAAGTTCCAACCGAATAGTCTGCTCAGCATTACGGCGAGCAGCACCAGCAAGTTTGTCTTGTCCCCTGGCAGCAAGTTCTGAGTTTATTTCGCTTTGCTTCATAGCGACACCGAACTTCTCAATCGGGTCGTACTCACCACGGAATAGCGCGGTCATACCAAGCAAAGCTTCTTGGACATCGTAGCCATATGTTGCAGCTAGGTCCACACCAAGAGATACAAGCTTCTGAGTTTCGCTAGTTACGAACTCCATGCTGAAGCCAGACTGCTTTAGAACAGATCCTAGGAATACGGATGCCTTAGCAGCGTCTTTTTGAGCTAAACCAAGATTTTCAGCATTGAGAGTAAACTTCTCTATAGCTGGAGAAAACTCATCAAAAACAGTCTTGACCGAAAAAATGTTTCGCTCTAGGTCACGAGCAGAGTCAATGGATTCTTTTGTAAACTTTATAGCTTTAGCTGCTAAACCAAATGAAGCAATGGCAGCACCGACTTTGCCTAGTGTCCCACCAAGCCCTGAAGTTGCCCTACCAAACTCCCCTAGTTGTTTAGTAGCTGATGATATCCCATTGCCCTTGAAGGTGCTGACAATGTTGAGAAACATGTTGCTCATGCGCGGTTATTCCTGTCAATGTTCTGTTCAACAAATCTAATAGTTTCGTCAATAGCCTTTTTAGCTTTAGCAGCTACAGATGGCAAGGACTTATCAAAACCAGGATAAACATTTCTTGACTTTTTACGCTTACTTGGCTTGACAACACTGCCCAGGTTATTGAGGAACTCTTGTACAGCCATAGGCTGAATTTCATGGCTTCTCATAATTTCAGGGCCACCAAACTCTCTAATTTTATACATTCTTGTAGTAGCTCTTGAGCCGTGTTTTCTAGCTATATCAGCAAGGACTACACCAGCAGAATGAACCCTGACTCTCGCAATTCCTGTGGCTCCTTTTTTGTTTCTATCTAATTGCGAAGAAGTAACTTCATCGTATTTCTTACGCTTAGCACCGCTTACAGGACTTCCGACTTTTCCGTAATTAGTTCCCCATCCAGTACGACCACCGTGTCGCATACCACTCATAGGACCATCAAAACCTAGAGGATCTGTCAATTCGTCTTTGACGCTTTTTACGGCTGGCTCTGAAATCTCTTTCCAGCGCTTCTTTAGTTCTTTCATCTGCTGAGGGTCAATCTTTTTAAGTTCTCTTACAAAGAGCCGCCAGTCTGAGGCATAGACTTTTACTGCACCATTAGTGCCGCCGTAGAGTTTCAATGCCATTTAGTCCGCCTATCTAACCTAAGTCTACCGAACAAAAAAGAAGCACCCCGAAGGGTGCTTCTTCTCAGCGCTTAGGTGCTTGGTGCGTGGCTCGCCATACAAGATAGCGACCCAAGGTCCAGAGCATCCGTTCATCGAGCTTCATAAGCTCACGGGGACTGATGCCTGTCTCGACAGCTAATGTGGC